ACTCCGTTTTTCATATATCTTTTTTATACAACAAATAAACCACAAAACCTTAGAATAAACAAGGCTTTGTGGTTTTATTTACTTAAAACACCGTTATTTTTTGTGTTTTAACATATTTAGAATTTATTATACTCCGCAAAGAACATTTTTTTAACCTTTGCAGCTACGTATTTACCGATATCTTTAGGTTCAAGATTATTATCTTTTAGTACATCGCTTTCTTCAGCTAGTACATCGCTAACAACCCACTTGATTGTATCACCTAATTTTTTGATATCAATATTACCATCTGGAAAGACCACACCTAATGCTTGGTTGAATCTGTTTTCTGTTACGGCATAATCAACAAACTCATTGATAGAGTTAAGTTTTTCCGTATCTACCTTAGCTAAGGTTTTTACTTTAGAAACACTATGCTTCTCACCCTTCACTTTAAACAGTAGATTGTGATTTCCTAACTTACCTGACCATACAATACCCTCACCTACACCTTCAAAGTCAAATTCTTTGGCCACAGGACACTTTCCTTCAACTTGCATGGTTAGCTCACCTAATTTGTTTTGAGCGCTCTCAGGTTGCTCAAAATCGATTTCCATCTCATAAGTTTCAAAGTCTTCAATGTTAAAGATTTTGTTATCTTTGGATTTTAGGTAATGTGAGTCTAAGTGGTATGGTTCAGACTCATCTTCTGGCACCACCTTAACATCAAAAATGAAGAAGCTTTTTTCTAACTGAGAAATAGCAACACCTTTTTGGATTGATTTACCTACCCATTCACCAAAAATGTAAACCGCATCTTTAACGCCTATTTTTGAGTTCTCTACTCTAATCTCATTCATTAATTCAATGAAAGTTTCTTCATTACTATGAACGAATTTGGCGAACCCAGCATTATCGTTATCTACAGTAATAATGTCATTTCTAGATTGCGCCCAGATACCATCTTCAGGGGTATGACCTACACCTGCGTTTGTACCGTGTAACTTTACCGTACCCTTGAAGTTGATTACTGGTGCTGCCTTTGTTTTGTCAAAGATAGGTTCACCATCATCATCCTTACCAATGTAAGAGTTTCTTAGTTTAGCTTCTTTCACTGTTTGTCTAAATTGCCCAATTTTTGGGAACTTACTAAATTTTTTCATTTCACTTTATTTATTTATTGATTATACTTCCCATGATAACTTAGCACGTTCCCAATTTTTGGTCCAGTGGGTGTCAGTATTAACATGGTTTTTTCTTACATATTTGAAAACGTTATGTTTAAAATCATCTACACTATATTCACCTGAGTTCCTAGTGACAATGCCTTCTTTGGTACATGGCTCTTTGTTGGTACTTTCTAGTGACCCAAATACACTAGGTTCTTCTGATAATTTAACACACATAACATTACTATTTTGTTAGATGTTTAACTAACTTAATTAATCCTTGTATTATAAGTTGAAATATTAACATTATATAAAATATTGGCCAAAATATGCTGAACATAGTCCAAGCTTCAGCATTGGAGCTGTAATCGTCCATAGTAGCGTAAGTTTTGGGTTCATCATAGTCGCCAAGACCTATTTTATCGCCGTATTTACCTAGAAACTTAATACTAGCTGTGAAACCAGCTAAATATATTATTACTATTGCATACCAACTCATTACGATAGTGCTTTAGTTAATCCTTTTGCCATTGCCTCAATCTCTTTAGCACTCTCTAATGAATCACAAGTATCCTTGTCATCCCTCAGTTCAACTACAGATGGGTGTAATGTTGACCAATCGCCATTCGAATTCTGCGATAACCCACAACATCTAATTTCAACTACGGTCCCTATTAATTCATCAGCTCTGTTAGTAATATCTTTCATCATAGCTTCAGACATACCAGAGGCTTTTGTCTTTAGTTCCCCACAAGATGACTCAAGATTAATTCTCGAATATACATCTTCATTCTTAGTGCCTTTATCACCATACTCAAAACTGACAACTCTAAGGTCAATATTCATTTCAAGCTTCATTTTTACTTGCCACGGTGGTTTAGAATCCTTCCAAGTGGCCAAAGGTGCTTTCAATATAGTACCCTCTTCACCTCTCAACAAAATCTTTTGGAAGTGAGTCATAGCCTCTTCATATGAATAAACCTTAAGACGTTCTACCATTGCAACTCTAGTGCATTCTAATATAGGTGTCTTTTTGAATAGATAATCTAAACGCTTTCTATACTCAATATCTGACTTCTTATTGAAGTAGTCTTCTAATGTGATTGAATCCCACACTGTATATCTTATTTTGTCGACAGCTTCTTTAAAATCACCATGCTTCTTTCTGAACGCAGATAACTTTTTAGAGGTATCTTCATCATTTCTATCACCCATTTTACCACAACCCTCGATATCTACTATCGAAGCTATAATACCGTTAGACGTGTACCTATCCATTGTCGAACCATCATCATTAATTATAGTTAATTCACCATTTAGTACACCATCACCAAATTTAGATAACTCTCTAATTAATAGAGAATCTACTGGAATGTAAGTTGTTTCACCTTGTCTTGATTCGAATTCTACTTGACCAGATTGAATAATGGCATTAGCATAACGGCCGTCCATCTTAACATCACTATACGCATAACCATAATCTTTGAAAATTTTTCTAGCTAACTTCTCACTGAAAGACTTAGCACCTTGATATGGTGTTTTTTCAATAAGATTAGGAATTACTTTATTAATAAAAGTCCTACCTAAACCAATCTTAGGGTCTTTATCAATAATTCTTTCAATGATATAAGCGTCATCGGTCGATAAATTTTCTAAAGTCTGCTTAAGATAGGCTACAGCCGATTGACCTGTTTCTTCTCTATTACTAAGGACTTTTAAATCATTAACAGCTTCTGATAGCGAATAATTAGAATTAGAACCCCAAGGAGTATATTCAGGTATTTGTTTAATGAAAAACTTAACCCTTTTAGACTTGATTAAATATAATACCTTTTGAAGTAGTTGATTGTCTTTATACTTACGAAGCACATCCATCTTAGCGTTGTTACCAGAAGTATTAGCTATTTCATCAAAAATTCTTTTAATTTCCATCTTTTACATTTTTGTTAGGGATAAATATAGACATTTATTATGTAATAACCAAATAAAATAAAAAAAAAGTGGGAATTTATCCCACTTTTTTTTATTTATTATCCATCACCGCCTTGTATTCGGTGTTATGACAGTAAGTTGAGGTGTCAATATTTTTCTCAACATATTTTTTAATTAGATTTAAGACATTTTTTAAATACTTATTCTGTTTAACTGATTTAAAGTTTTCATAAAAATGAAAGCATCTCTGACTATGTTCAGCCTTATGACATGGAAACTTGTCAATCCTAAAGTATCTAGCTCTTACATAATCATCAATGTTAAACCTTATTTTTACTTCATAATCTACACCATCTTTATTAGCGGTATAAACATAGTAGTATTCAACGTGTTCTCCTTCTGGATTCATTGAACTGTATAGGTGTTTTCCTGTTTTGTTAAAGTACTCTACACCTTCTTTAATTAGTTCTTCTGTAGTTTTCATATTTTTAAATTTTACGTATTTTGTTATTTTTTTTAATCTCCTAATTGAAAACTACGTAAGTTGGACCTCTAATTTTTATCTATTTCATTTTATTTAATTTTAAGAGCACAGGGATGGATTCGAACCACCCTACATTGCCTTGCGGGGCAACACCATAGCCGCTCTGGAACCTGCGCATTTATTATTTATTTTTGAAAAACTCACCCATTTCGATGATTTTTTGTTTTTCTTCTTCAGTAAATCTATCGTGATACTTCAAAATATCATCAATTAAACCTAACCTGTAACCCCTTTCATTCATGAGATAATCTTTTTCAAACTCTTCATCTGAACAAATTTCACAAGGGTATTTTTGTTTAACCATACCGAGACTAACTGGACAGTCTTCGTGACCATACTTACAGCCGTGCCTCTCACAACAATGATGTTCATGAACACCCCATTTTTCTTTTGGTATTGTTGTTTCTTTAATATATTCCATAATTATTTTATTAGTTCACCATTAGCATTAATGCTGAAACTCTTCGTGATTCTAAATTCTTCACCGTGACGACCATTAACAATACACTTGTGGTTTTCGTAAACAATAGTACCGTCGCTTTTTTTATTGACAGGTTTACACAAAGTTTCGCATTTAGGACATTCTAATTCTTCGTACCCTTTACTTAAAAGAAAACTTGTTGTACTACCATTGGTTATTGGTAAACCTTCTTCTGTAGCAAACCTTTTCAATACTTCAACATTCAAGTTTAGGTATTTAATTTTATTTTCTATATTAGATACTTCAGCGTTTAAAGCAATTGTTTTAACTTCCTCATCTTCTACGATATTCCACTCCAAGAAATAACCATTGTTATGACCACCTACATCCCTATTGGCCCATTCTTCAGCTACGTACTCAGCCAAGCCGTTCACATCATCATAACCATAAACTTCATTATTAGCCACCAAATACTTGATATTTTTATGACCTGAGTGTAAAGTTTTTATTGCTTCTACTATTAATATTTCCATCTTTTATAATTTTACCTTACAAATATAAGTTGTTTTTATGTTATAACCAAATATTTTAGTAAATTTTACCAATTGTTTGACTATCTTCTTCCGTTATCTTTAAACGACCTTTTATTTGAATACTACCTTTAGTATGGTTAGAATCTGGAGTTTCCTTGGTCCTAAAACCAATTCCTGAATCGAACTCAACATGGTTTACGTAATGAGTCTTACCTTTACTTTTTAACACCCACATAGGTATTGCAGAATCGGATAAGTGAGCTTTATTAAAATGAAATATCACTCTAGCTGGCTTTTCGTTATGTTCAATTATACACATGACGATACCTTTTTTCCAAATAACGGTAAGTTAGAAACTAACTTTTTAGTAATTTTAGATGGTTCTATTGTAATAGCTGTAAGTTCGTTGTTGATGTCAGGTTCTCTAAAAGAAGTTGTTTTGAGACCCTTGAACTCTGCTTTTTGAAGTAAGACTTCTAAATGTTTCTCATCTTTAGCGCTGAGGAATACTAAATAGTTTGAATTTTGATTCCAGTCTTTTGCTATACTTGAGTGATTATGTTGGAAGTCTATTGCGACGTGACCCATTTGGACAGCCTGATAGGATAGTGGTAAATCTTTTCTCCCCACTACGTAGAGTTTCTGAGGTTCTTGCCTTGCAATCTAAGTGTCTTTCATTTTTTTTTGTTTTTAAGTTACACATTTTTATTTAGTGGTCGATATCGGGTTCGAACCGATGACTAAGAGGTTTAGAATCTCCCGCTCTTCCAACTGAGCTAATCGACCAATTATTCCATTGCAAATATATATTTAAATATGCAAGGGAATAATGAAAAAACTTTATTTATTTTTTAACATGTTAGATAAATACTCAAACATATCAAAGTAATCTCTAGTGTCAAAACCTTCTGACTCTATATGCATAAATATATCATACAAATCATTTGACGCTTTAAAGTCTACTATTTTCTTATATTCTTTTAATTGTAGACCAAAGCTTAATATTCTAAGAGAGTGATACATACTTTTAATAGCACGTTCGTTATCACCGTTCTTAGATGCCATTTTTGAATAATGTAAACTGTCCGATGCTTTTCTTATGATAGCTTTAATCATTTCCTTCTCGTTCCATTTAGTAACCTTAAATGGCCATTTCTTAAGAATAACTTTATCTTCAGGTAAAGATATACACTCTAGCGCACCTATCTCGTATCTATTAATGGCATCTATAAAACCACCTCTGGAATAAACTACACCTTGAATTGAATAGTCTTCATTAGATATTGCATTATTTCTGAATGCCCCATTATCCAACATAGCACTTTTCATGACTATGATGTAATCACGGTCTGAATCTTTAGTGGCTGTTCCATACACACGAGAACCGTAAGGGAAAATAGCTAGTACTTCCCCTTCGATATTAAGTTCTTCTAAGATGTGTTCACTCATCTCTTTTTTTAAGACTTTACTCATAGTTTCTTTATCTTTACCTTTTAATTCACCACTTACTTTAAGCGTATCACGTAAATGTATTAAATCTTCTTTATTCATTTAATTAGTAATAAATTATCTAAGTATTTCCACATATCTACTGCGGATGATGGTGAGGTCAACTGTAAAGCGCCTTTAAATTCATCATACTCTTTAGCATACATTTCAACTTTGCCACCATGTTCAATGTTGGCAATTCTATCAGCTAACTTGACTATGATAGCATCAGGGTTGGAAGCTGTCTTAGGTAATGTTTTCATATTATCTCTCCTTTTTCAATTTCTTGTTTTCTATTATATTCTACTAATTTAGATTTTAATAACGCCCTAATTTCTTCTTTAGTATGACTTGGGTTTTCTATGTTTACTTGTAGGGTGAAAACACGTTTATATTTGTCATATTTAACAGTCGGGCCAAAAAACCAATATTTTTTGCGCTCACCTACACCATTGTATTTGTAAAATTTTGTTGTGTAACACTCTGTTGCGCCATATTCACCACAATCATATGAATCAATTTTGTAGAAAAACTTTTGACCCTTTAATTCAATACTTTTATTCATGACAATTATATTATTTGACAAATATACATAAAAAAACGTAATTTACCAAATTTATATTACATTTACATTAAAGATGAAACAAAACTGTACTTTAAATTAATTAGTTAGGATATTATATAACTCTTTATTGTTCATATTGTTTATATAATCTCTAACCGATTTGATTTTACCATCTTTGAGTCCAAAGAATAAACCAGTATGTCTCTTATTTGAAAAATTCTTATTATTCACCTCAAAAACTTTCATAGCAAACTTTTTTTGTTCACTTTTAGTTATATTTTTTGGTTTGTACGGTTTTAATTCTACCCAAGAATTTTTCAAATCATCCGTTAGCTTATTTAAAGCATTTTTAAGGTTTATTATTTCTTCGGACCTCTCTGGAAATGTAGCTACCCATTCATCTATCTCATTAGTTTTCAACACTTCTAAAATGTGATGATTACCTAATTTACTTTTAGTGTGATGCATCGCTACATAAGCTGGGTTCTTAATTTTAATTCTATTGAAATTAGCATCACAAACTACATAACCTTCTTCTGTAAAAGGCATACCTTCAAAAGTTCCCATTAAGTGACCAGCGTTTGAAGCATTAATATCGATTACTTCAACTAATGGTACGTTTATATCTTTAGCCACCAACTCTAATTGAGTGTATGTTAACTCATTTAAAGACCTTAAATCTCTAACACCCAATAAAGCTACTGAAGAAACACCATGTGGTTTTACAACGATATTATATGGTGTCATTAATTCAAAAGCATAGGTCCTACCTTTAACTAAGTTAGTAACATTAAAACCATATCTACCTCCAACAGTATCCCAAAATAATCTTGAGAATGTAGTACCTTCTTTTTCATTTACCTCACCTTCAGCCTCAGCCATACCGCTTGTACCAACACACCATCTTTCGGTAACCCAATCCCAATATAATTGAATTAAAGAGCCATCTTCTTTTGAAAATATAATGGCAGTATTCCAATCAATCTTAGATGCGTGACCTTCGGCTGAATTAAAGAAGCGGATGAAAGCAAGGCTCATGACTTTCCAAGTATCTTTTTCTAAAATCAAACCACGACATTCTCTAGCTTCCATAAAAGCCATATCGGATTCTAATTGGTCATATTTTAAAAGAATTTTATGTCCGTAATCTTTACACTTCAACTTAAAGTCTTCCACTGTTTTTTCTAAACCGTGTTTTTTGATGTATGTTACTACTGATAATTCCATTATCTTATATTTATTAATTAATTTTCATTACTAAGTGAAATATTGCCTTTATAGTTATAGGCAAATGTTACCTTATTAGCGTTTCTTATGAAGTGTGATAACTCTTCACACCATATGTCGACACTATTACCATCTAAACTTAGTTTAATCCCACCGTAGCTATTAATGCTATATTGAAATAAGTTAATTTGCATGTGTATCATTTCTTGAAACTTTTCTCTACTTGGAACAATTATATCAAAGTCCCTCACTTATTTATCCTCAGTGATATTTTTAACCGCATTACCAACTAACCAACCATCTGTGATTAACAAAATTGATTTGATGTCTTTATTTAATTCTTTGTAAACTTTACTTTTCATACAATTTATTTAAAAAAATTGATACTTCTATCCACGTTGGAAAACTTTCTGACCCAAAATGTATAAGCTCACCCTCGAACTTACTTTGGCCATTACCTTCTGTATTATCATCTATTAAAAAATCACCTTTATTTAATCCTTTATTTCGTGTGATAATTAGTTTTTTAACCATATCAAAACCTAACCACTTTTCAACCCAAACTCTTTTTTCAGTGTAAGACATAGGATTATGAATACTAGGTGCTGTTAATATATGAACATCAAAAAACTTAGATTCCAACAACCACCTCATTGATTCAATAGCACCTGTTATTGGTTCTAAATTCGAGAAAAACCCATATTGAGATTGCGGATATTCTATTTTGGGATTTATTTTAATTGCATCACTGTGCGCCCCATGATAATCACACAAAACACCGTCCATATCAACATAGACTATTTTTTTATCTTCTTTCTTCATTTAATCAAAACTAAGTAATTCTAAATTTCTATATAGAAATTCACATTGCAATAGTGAACTACCCACCCACGCCAGAGGCGATGGGATGGGCTTCGGGCTTCATAGAGTGTGCGTTATTACTAACGTCTGATTTCCTCTCCACCTTTGTAATGGCGAGTTCCTCACCATATATTTTTAAACCTTCTTTTAGAATATTTCATATTTTACTTTTATTATCTAAAATTAACGCCCAAACTCAATAGACACTCCTTAACTAAGGCGTTCCAATAACCGAATTTACCATCGATAGCTTCTTGAATTGCACCCCATTTAACTACATGTGGTTCAGCATTCTTATCATAGTTAATTTCCCCTGAATAGTCAGCAATAAAGGTCTTTCCCATATTACCTGATTTATGCATTGCAAAAATTAACCTTAAGTTTCTTACCTCTAAACCAGTTTCTTCCCTAGTTTCTCTCACTGCGGCATCTTCATAACTCTCACCATCTTCTACTTTACCTCCAATCAAGCCGAAATCAGTGTGATTGTCTTTCCTAGAGACTAGACAAATATACCCTTCTGGGTTTATAAGCACTACATTAGCGTGATTATTAGTTTCTTTTAACTCCAAATCTTTTTTCTTAAAATTCATATTCTATTTAGTTTGCTGAAATATATTCACCGTTTTCGTCCCTATCATTCCTGAAGTATATCGCATTTTTGTAATGAGTGTAATCGATGATTTTTAAATATACTAACTCAGCAAACGATTCAACGTCGACATCATTTGGCATGTGAACTACCCACACACTAAAAATATTATAGCAAATACATCGTGTAATATCCTGAATTCATTAACAGGGAAACAAACGACACCAATCATAAACAACCCTATTATTATGTTGTACCTTCTCTCTTCACTTCAGTTACAGTTCCGTATAATTTAAGCTCGTAACCCAAATCAACTTTACCCCAATTAGTTATTTTGTTGGAATCATATGGTTTGCCACCATTTTCTATA